GCTGGCCTGCAAGCAGTCAGAGATTTGTATGAGTATCACGATCTACAAAGAACCAGCATAGCTCGGTCTGAATACGAGCGAATGATTAAAAAAACCAAAGATTACATTTTGAGCAATGCGCCCTGTGTTTTACATATCAATTAGGAGTTGAAATGTTCCGCAAAAACGACCCCATTACGAGCAAACAAGCAGCAGACAAAGTGGATTTCAAAGCCAAGCACTACGACCAAATCCTCGCAGTTCTTGTGCTTAATGGCCCGCAAGGAAAAGACGGTATAGCAGATCGTTCTACACTTGACCCTAACCAAGTCGCTAGGCGTCTTAAAGAGATGATGCAACTAGGTTTAGTGCGTCTTACAGGTAAAACAGTTAAATCAAAATCAAATCGAGAGGAACGAGAATGGGAACTAGCCTAAAAACAGTCACAGTAAAGCTCAAGGTCACTATTAACAATGACGACCCTGACTTGATAGACAAGATTGCTGGACGGGCTTACACCATTTCTGGTGTTGTAGATGTAACTGCGAAACTAAAAAAGACCAATGAACAACAAGTTAAACAAAGCGCAACGAGCCTATCTAGCAATGGTCAAGGAGCAACCTTGCTCAGTGTGTGACTTGCCAGGCCCAAGTGAAGCCCATCACATAGAGCAAGGGCTTCAATATACCTGCGTTGCTTTGTGTCCAGACTGCCACCGAGGGTCAATGATGGGGTGGCATGGTCAAAAGAGAGCTTGGGCAATCCGCAAAATGAACGAGCTGGATGCCCTTAACGTAACGATTGAGAGATTATTCGCTCAACACTTCTAAAGCATGGTTAATGCGCTTTAAACGGTCATCTTGGCCCAATAGACCGCCGTTAATGCGCTTAGTCATGGTTTCGTATTGTTTTGTATCTGCAAGCTCGTTTAAGCCGTGTTTACGCCAAAACCAGCCAGCAGACAAAGCAGCGTATTGCTGACCAACAAGCAATTCAGGATGATGCAATAAATCAGCCTGCAAAGAATCACCACACAAAGTGTAATTGTCCTTGCCTGTCAATTGGATAAGGCCACGACCATGATACTTCCAGCCCTCGCCTGATTCTTCATTGCCGTTGCCCATGCGACCAGCATAGACCTTGTTTGCAATCTTTTCAGGTTTGTGAGCGTATTCATCAACATTTTCAGCATCAAAACGGCTAGGCCATACACGCATTAGAGCTTCAGGTTTGTAGTTGAGGTTTTCTTCTAAAACACGAAAGCCACCTGATTCATGCCCACATTGACCAATAAAAGCAGCTTTACGCAAGGCTGTATTGATCTCAAATCGAGCGAAAGTTTCTTGGAAGGGTTCAAACCATTCTTCAGGTATGTCAAGCTGGCGTAGTTGTTCGATGTTCATTTAATTTCCAATAGTGAGTTATATGCTGAGATACAAGCGTTCAATTGGTTGATTGCTTGGTCGCCTCTTTCTGTGATGGAGACAAGAGCTTCACTAACTCCTGCGTCAAGGTCGGCTCTTGCTTCTGTATTCCCGCTGGGAGAGGAGGAATTGTTGGACACTGAGCTACAACTGGCAACTGGGATTGACAGCCGCACAGCACCAGAGGCAAGATTATTCCGAAGCGTTTTAGCAGCTTGGTCAGCCTTGGCTTGCGTAGAGGCCAAATCGCTAGAAATCGAGGCAATTCGTTGATCTCGGTCATTAGATATTTCCTTTGCTTTCTGGTTAGCCGCCTCTAGTGCAGCCTGTGCTATTGCACGTTCTTTGTCAAATTCTGATTGCTCATGCTCATAAACAGCCACAGCAATAACCAACCAGCTTACCAAAACCAACCAGCTTACCAATATAGCAATTAGCTTCCACGGTATCATCATTTTGGCTGCTCCTCATGATTCTTAGCAATAACTGTGCTGACCATGCCCAAACCCTTTTCAGAAGCAATGCCACCAATAGCGCCAACAATCAATAGCACTATGTCATTAAGCATCTTTGTATAAGCCTGGTCAATAGGAGCCATTGCCTTCATTGGCTGCTCAACAAAGGTCAGGGAATAGAGCATCATGAATGTGATGCACACAAACACAAAGACCACCGAAAAGACCACAAAGGCCCACATTCGGATTTTAATTTCCTCTGGTGTCAGGCGCATTTGGGAGGTTTTTCTGGAGAATAGGAGCGACCAAATACTCGGGGCAATTTTGTGCGAACTCACAAACTGGCCTTTGGCATTTCGCAGCCGTAAATTGGCTTGGGATTTGACACTGGTATCTTGTTCGGTCATCGCAACCAAACAAACTAAGAGTGCTTGCGAACAGAATGGCTATTCTTTTTAGCATAGTCAATTGATTCCTGCACAAACAGATAGCCAACGTAACCAAAGACAACAACCAGAACAACAATCAGACCAGCAATAAAGAATTCTTCTTGCTCCTTCTTCTTGGCGACTGCTCGGTCTTTGGCNGCTTGNTCGGCAAACTTGTCGGCCTGATCCATCTTGCCAGCCCGTTCAAGAATCTTGTTCCAAACATCAACCTTGCCAACCTTCATGAACTCAAGTTGGTAGTGGGCTTTGATTTCTCGAACCTTATCCAACTCCAACTCAATCTGCATGGCAATTTCCATGTTTGATGCGTTGCCAGATGACTTTGCTTCAGAAACCGCTTTTTCAGCATTGGATGCTGATGAAAATAATCGACCCAGCGCAGGGCCAAGAGACTGCACATCTTCAGCGGTCTTAGCAGCATGCTTAACAAGCGATACTGCTTTTTGTATGCCCGTCAGGGCTAGGCCGATGCTTACTGGGTCGATCATACTAATACCATTGGTGAGTCATCATGTACAACAATGGCAGGCTCAGTAAGAGCCTAACCACCGGGTTAAGATGAAGTCGCAACAGAAGCAACATCGCCAGCGCTGGTATCAGCACTGGGAGCAGCGTCCGTATTAGCGGCCACATCTCCTGTAGGAGCAGCAGGTTGTTGAGCAACAGCGCCATTAACCAACTTGTCAATCAGAGCACGGGAGATTTTATGGGGCAGCTCTTCCAAGCCAGCCAAAATCAAACGCAACTCTTGTTCAGTGTGAGTAAAGTCAAACATAATTTTCCTAATCGCAGCGGCTGAGAAGGGGCAGCCGTGTAACCCCATATTTATTGTAGCCCGAGTAGGCTACAGAATTACGACTGAACCCAAGGCAAGGGTGGTTGAATGACAGCGGGGTTAATTTGTGCTGCCAAGTTAGCGTTGATAGCGGCTTCAGTAGCTTCTTGGTTCACGCCGTTTTCCCAGCACCAGCCAACCACTTGGGATTGAGTCAGTTGAGCGTAGGGGGTGAACGAACCACCAGCAGCAGGTTCAGGGAACGAGCAAGTGCCGTAGATAGAGTTGGTGAACGTCACAGGGGGTGTGGCAGTGTTTGCCTCAGTGCCCGTGCAGCGCCAGCCGCAGGTCAGAACGACCTCGCTGTGGCCGTTAATGGTTTGGGTGGATGTATCCATCCAGTCGATAGTCCAGTTGATGGTAGCTGACATGATTAGCCTTTCAGTTGAGATTTAAGAGCCGCAATTTCGGCACGAAGGGATTGCAATTCGACAATGATGTCGGGAACGTATTTGGAGTAATCCACTTGCCATTGGTCGGTGACTTCTTCGCCATCATCACCAACTTTAACGGCTGCGGGAAGAACTTTAGCGGCTTCTTGGGCAAACACGCCACGGGCTTGTGAACCGTCAGTTTTCCATGTGAAGTCATGGATAACGGTGTTGGCAATAACGTCTGTGCTGGTTACTGTGCCAAGGTCGGTTTTTAGGCGTTGGTCAGAAGAAGTGTTGTAAAGAACGCCCGATGTGCCATTTTGAGAAATAGAACCAATAGAGGTGCTGTTATACAAAAAGTTGGTGTAATTAGTGCCAGAAGAAGTGCCATTTATGTGGCCTTGAACAATTTGCGTTCCGGCTAAAGCAATGCTGTTTGCGTTTGTAAATGCACTTGTAGCGCCAAGAATTAAATTCCCGCTGGAGTCTATACGCATGGTTTCGCTACGAGTTGCTGTATTGCGCCAAATTACAGCCCCACCAGATGCTCCAACGTTGTCTGCTGGATACAAGGTTGTACCGCTAACAAACATTTCATAACCATCAGATGATGATGATTGCGTCATACGAATGTTTGGTCGAGTACTGTTTTGAATGTGCAAACCAATACCTGTGCCAAATGTCGGCGAACTTGTCCCAATACCCAGACCTGTGCTGGTCAGGCGCATTTGTTCGGAGTTTGCAGTATTAAAAACAATTGGTTCGCTATTTACAGTACCAAACTTAAAAGCCCCATTATCGTAGTTAAAAAATACATTTGTTGCATTATTTGCAGCATTTCTAAAACGCAAAGATGACCAGCCATTTGTTGCGTCACCAACAATATCTTGTGATAAATAACCGCTTGTTGTTCTTAATGTAATTGGTGCGGTTGCAGTAACTCCAACACCTAAATTAGTCCCATCAAACGTCAGCGCAGCCCCCGTAGTCAGCACCTTAGAGCCGTTCAAATAAGCTACACCGTTGGCTGTGCCGCCACCAAGCGTCAAGTTCGTGCCGTCAAATGTCAGGTTAGCCGAGTCTGTTTCCAAACCGCCAGTAGTGCTGTACACCACACGACCCGAGGTCAGACCGGTGTTGGTGATCGAGCTGAACGTACCAGCACCGCTTTGAGTCGAGGTTTTAACCCATGATGAGCTAGAAGTGTTGTAAGCGATCTGGCAGTACTCGCCAACTGCAATAGTTAAGCCGCCGACCGTCTGGGCGTAGCCGCCAGTGGTGCTATTCATGACCGTGTAGGTCTTGCTCGATGCGGGCAGAGTAACTGTACGTGTTGCAGTACGTGCGCCAGACAGCAGGAGAATGGCGTATTGGGCCGAGGTGCTAGAGAGGTTAGTGCCTGAGCTGGTCGCCTGTGTGATGGTCAGCGTGACGTTGGCATCGGTCGTAATGTTCTGTGTACCGGCAACAGCAACATCCAGAATAGACGAAACGCCG